CTTCACCAGGAAGAGCGCCTTCTACTGGAGCGCCTAAGGGAGCAGGGGACGGTTGCTCAACCATTTGTTCGGCAGCCCCAGCAGAAGGAACCTGCTCTGCAGGTGCGAATGTTTCTTCAATCGCATCTTCAAGGGCTACACCCTTTTGGCGAGCCCTAATTACTGCAGCAATCTTACGAACTACATCGCTAGCATCTCCACCTTGTGTTGCCATAGCAGGAATTGCTTGAGTATATGCAGTTAGAGAACCAAGTAAAGCCTGACGCATATTCTCAACTTCAATCTTTTCAAGTTCTTGTGTGACGTTAACCGTAAATGGTAGTTCACGCATTGCTAGGTCTTTGGAGATAAGTCCTCCACCTAGAGCCTGTAGCATAAATATAAGACCCTGTGCTGGGTTTAGACCCGCAAGCATTCCATAACGAACATCGGCTGAGTAATCGCCTTTAATGTCCTTAACAGGGTTATAGGTAATTTCATATGGTGAACCAGAATCAACACCACGAATAGTCTTAACGTCTGGGAATATGTTTTCGTCTACTTCAAAACAAATCTGAATAACATCACGAAGTGCGCTAGCAAAGATTGCTTGAGCGGACTTAACTTGGGTATCAAAGGCACCCATAAGCGCCTGAACACCTTGTCCTGTGACAACAGATGCATCAATGTTACCTGTACGTCCTTCAGGGTAACGTGCACCTACACGCATTTCTTGATTAAGAAGCGTCTGTTCTGTGAATGCACCTTGCGGTAAATTTAGTTCTACGCGACGAACGCCCGCTGGGTTGTTTGTGCGGATAACCGCATCGCCACCAAGCATAAGTTCTTGAACGTCAGAAGGAAGAACAATAGGAGCCTGAACAGATTTCTCTGCAGCCTCCATAGCAAGAAGTGCAAAACGGTTGCGAAGCAACTGAATACCAATAATGTCATCAAACTGACCACGCATCTCACCATCAACAGATGGTTTGCGAGCGCAGACAATCATCATTTTACCTAAAGGATTGTCAGCCTGAGATAGAATCAGGTTGCCCTTTGTTGGTAAATAAACTACTGACTGGTCTTTATCATAGTAGCGAATCATTTCAACCTGTTGAGTTAAACTCTGCTCATAGCGTAATTTGCCGAGGAGTTGATACTCAAATTCAGGGAACAAGGAAACAAGTTCGCCCAATGTCATTGTATAACGTTTTGCAAAAGCAACGCAACGTCCGTAGCGGTCAAACTCAGGGTAAGCCCCTATTGGGTTTTCTAGGCGTATGCGAGGCAGTTTTGCTTCTTCATCCAATTCAATTACGAACGGGAGGAATCCATATGTGAGGTACCAGTCTGCGCCTTGATACATTTGTACAGATAAATCTGAGTGAGCAAAATAATTAGAGGCAATGCGAGTGCGTGTATCAGCAAACTTGCGAGCGCGGTCAGAAACTGAATTCGCCGCGTTGCAGTTAACCGCTGGTAGTGGTGCCATAACCTCTGAAAGGTCTCGCGCAACAATATCAACAAAATTTGCCACGACATTGGCATCTACCCCATCTGGAAAGAAGTCAGGGTATACGCTAGCAATTTGTCCTTTGCGTACAGCAAGGACGTCAAGGTTACGAGCATCCCTGTCTGAGGCGCGGTAGCGAAGAGACTCAACCCTTGCTGCTACCTGTTCAATTGATAGTGCCATTAGTTTCCTAACTAAAAATTAGTTCTTTGGATATGTTTTATTAACTTTTACTACAGTAACGCCCTTAACATCATATTCTTTACGAATATGTGGGTATTTCTTTTTAAGGTAAGCAAGGTCTATTTGTGCTTGCTTTTTTCTTAGGGCTTCTGTGCGATTTGCGGCAGGTTGACCTGCTACTTCTTTTGCATAAACATAGTCATCTGCTATTAAACCCTTGCTTGGTTTATTTGGCATTGTACCTGGCATAATTGTTTTCCTATCCGTATGTTTCTTGCCATTGCTCTGCAAAGGCTTCGTCGAGATTAATTGTTGTTCTGCGGTAAGTTTGAGCCTTAGTAGCCCAACGATTACGTACCCAGCGCTGCTGAGAAGTTCCTTGTTGCATCATCTCACGTATGCGGATGACGGCAAACCATAAAGCCATAACGCAGTCTGTAGGGTTCTTAGTATCAGGCTTCCAAGTAATTAATTGCTGCACTAAAGCCTTAAGACCTTCGCTACCTTCGTTACTTGGTAGTTCTATTAAATTGTTATCCTGGAATCTTCCATCTCGTAAAGAGCCAAACAGACCTGCCATAGAAGCCACACCAAAGTTAGTATCCCACTTATTCTTACCAGTGAAGTGAGAGTTGAGTTGGCAGCCATACATCGAGAGCCAGTTGCGTAAGTCGTCATCGAGTGCGTAGGCTTTCTGGTGTGCGTTGATTTCAATTCGTAATTCCTGTGGCTTGTAGCGTTCTACCCAATCTTCGATAAGGGTGCGAATCTTTGCAGGTGTTGGGTCTGTCATATTTACGCAATCAAGAACGTAAATCATAGAATCAACTTTGTTATAAGTTGCAATAACGGCTGCGGTATTACCAGTCATAGCAGGGTCTAGCCCTATAACGGTATAGCCCTCGAGGGATTGTGGATGACCTGGAACACCTGGTTTAAGTGGTCCACGCTTTCGCATACCGTTGACGCATCCTGCAACCGAGGCTGGTGCGAATATCGCGTCATAAGTAACATCTTCTTGCTGATAGACCATAGCCCATATAGAGGGCGCAACTTCGCTTCTTCTTGTAAAGAGAGCGGGTCCGTCCCACTTTGGGTAGAGTCCATCTTCATCAATCTCATCATCTCCGCCTTCAGCGCGGTCAGTCTTAGGCCATAAGGTTTTCCAGTTGCTTGGCTTTTCATCAAACTCGAGGACTGCTGGCATAGCGCAGTAAGTGAATGGCGATTTTCCACCAGTCCAGTTAGAGCCGTCCCTTATCTGTTTGTATAAGTCGACAGGAGCAACACGGGTTCCTACGATTAATAGTCGCCCGTGTCGTCCCAAACGCGTGATAACTTCTTTTTGAAGCCATTCAATTTGCTTCTCCCACTCGTGGGAATTTGAGTTCATCACGACATCATCGAGGATAATCAGGTCAGCGCGTGCACCGTAGATTTGGCTACCAAAACCTAGGGCTTGAACCGTAGGGTCTTTTTCGCCAGAGTCTCGACCTGTGCCTAGATAAATCATATCGGCGGACCACGTAGGAGAGTCCGCTTTATAGCCACCATTTGGTCCAAAGGCTGTCTGGAGTTTAATCCAGGAAGGATGGCTTAACCTTGTCTTAATTGCTGAGAGGAACTTACGAGCCATACCCTGGGTCTTAGAGACAATAATAATTCTTATATTAGGGTCGGTAGCAATTCGGTAGGTGACATAGTTGATGGTCAGTACCGTGGACTTAGCGTGCTCAGGGGGAACGTTAATCAGGACTCGGTTATCAGCGCCCTTTTCAAAAATCATACTAGGGTGGACCCAGCGGGGCTCACGACCTTCAATCAGGTCAATCCAGTCAAGTTGATGTGAAAACAACTTGGTGTCTAGGAACTGCTCAGAGAATTCCTCAAAGGTAATATCTTTTAGATTCTTAAAGTCGGCCTTAACGCCCTTGCCCTCTAGGCGGGCCTTGTCGGCTCTTTCCTTAAAGTCAGGGCTAGCCATCGTCCATTGGCGGAAGGTAACCTCATTGCGGTTAACCGACTCCATAGCACCCTTGATAGTGCTACCTTGGCTCAGTTGAAGGAGCACCCGCTCCATAGCCTCGCCCTTTGGGATGTCTACTTTTCCTGCTTTTCGTCCCACCAGATACCCCCGTTAAAAACTACTATAAACGGCCCTCTATAAACGGTCAGAATATGGGCACCTTGGTCTATATATATAATATTAATATATATTATATTAAGTCGCGTAGCCCGCAAGAGGCGGAGCGACGCTCCTATAGATATATAAATATCTATACATATAAGAAAACCTGTTCAAATCGTAAAACCGAACACATTTATACAAAGTATTTTTAAAATATATAGATATGCGCCCTTTGGGCGATATAAGTCCTGTTCAGAGGTATATAGGGCGAATATAACAGAAATATTTTGGGTGACTATATAGTATATATATACGACGATTTAATATAGTCTGGGGTCAAACCTCCCTAAGTGGTGTGTCTGGTCTGGCTGTAGGTCTTCCCCGAGGAGGTCATCTCTTTTCTTAAGGCATAAAGTAATCATCTATGGTTATATAAATCGGGACTCTAGGCTAATAATGGGAATTAATGGCAAGAGATGGAAGTTTAAACGGGAGATGACTATCTCCCCCGCATTCCCCCCGTCCATTCCTCCCCTCCTCTTATCTCTCATCCTCTTATCTTCTCCCCTCTCTCTTCTCTCTCTTATTGATAATGGTTATCAGTATCAGGTTATCCAAGGGGGAATCGTTCGAACATCTGTTCGAGTAATAATGTGAGGCAACTCACTAAAAAGACCCTTGACTAGTTAGGGCTTAAGGCGTAAAATTGCGCCCATCGGGAAAAGTTCTCGAGACAGGAGAAGAAAATGACTAGAAAAGATTACGAACTAATAGCCCGCTCGATTTTCGTAGATAGAGAGACAGTTGAAGAAAGCCAAAAGAAAGTAGTTGATTTCGTAGCCAAGGGCTTGGCACATCAGTTTAAGGCGATGAACCCTCGTTTTGATTCAATTCGTTTTCTAATTGCTTGCGGTGTTATTGAGAAATAGTCGAAACCCCCGCAAGGGGGTCAGGCAGGGGATAGCCTCCCGCCTCTGATGAGACAGGCTACAGAAAGACAGGAGAAAAAAAATGACTAACTGGAAATGCCCCCGCTGCGGGCTAGAATTAGACCGCGCTAGCGAATGGGAAATGCTAGAGGTTCTACCAAGTCACCTAGACAGACACGAGACAGGAGAAAGAAATGAATAAGGCAGAAAAATTAGAGAAGATAGCAAGGGCGCAGGCTAAGACTCTTAGAGCCACTCTTAAACTATTCTCAGAACTTGATTACCTAGACAGTTATGGACAAGCCCTAGAGGGCAAACTAGATGTGTGGCTAGACCATACCAAGCCAATAAAGAGGGCTAAATAATGAACACCTCAACACTAGAGAAGACCGAGAGGCTTTCCAATATCGCTAGCGCTCTCGAGAATGCTCACGAGATTATCCGAGAGAAGACAGGCGCCCCCCGCGCCACGATTCTAGTCACCCGTAAGACAGGGCGGACAATGGGACACTTTACTCACGCCAAAATTTGGAAATCGGGCGAGGATAATTTCCACGAGATAATGATTAGCGCGAACTATTTTGAAAGAGGCGCCCGGGCCATCCTCGGGACCCTCCTC